ATCGGTTTGCAGCAGTTGACGGGCGCTACCGTCGATCAATTTGCTAACCGGGATTTCTTGCCCAGTGGCGCTAACCCACGCAGTGCCGTCCCAGGTCTTCAGTTCGTTCGGGGTCAGGCTTGTGTCGAGCCACAGTTCGCCCGTGGAATTGCCTGTTTCGCCACCTGCGGCAGGGCTTGCGTTTGGTGCTGTCGTACCGACGTGGACTGGGCCAGCTTTGATCAGAACGCCAGTGCTGGTCTTGAAAAATATCCCAGGGCTTGTCGAGTTGGTGTTGACCGCCAGCTGACCGTCGCTCATGCCAGCAGGCAACGGGCGCTTATTCGCAGTGCTACTGCGCAGATGCTGGAGAGCCATTCCTTAACGCCCGTAGGCCGGAAATCACTCCTACATACTAAAACGTTCCATCATCAAGCTCACTTGTAAATGCCACAGTACCGCTGGCATTTTGGAAGGTAATCGTCCGGTCCGCCGTCGGGTCCACAACGGTCAACGTAGTTTCAAAGTCGTTTGCAGTCGAACCCTCGAAAACGAGGTTGCAATTATTCAGCAAAAGATTGCCGGTCATTGTGTCGCCGGCTTTAGCGACTTTTTCGTCGTCTAACTCTTGGATTGCGCTTTGTACGTTTGTGACGCCGATATTGCCGTAAGGCGTAAAGCTGATATTCGTTGCGGTTTGACCGGCAATAGCGTTGGAAACGTCGATCAGTTCCCACGTTGTGCCGTTCGACAGGATCATGTCAGGCGGCGCCAATGCTTCTGCCGGTGCATTACCCGTGCCCGTGCCGCTCTCGCTAACAACGAGGTAGTACCGGCTGTTGGTACTAGACGCTGCCGGCAGTGCTGCGCCAATCGTTAGACCAAGTGCAGAACCTGCAGCTGTGGTCGAATCCACTTGGTTGACGCTGGCGTCGTATGTACCAGCGAAAATCAGCTCACCACTGGTGATCGTTACTGGCAGCCAAGCACTACCGGACCAGATGTAAAGGTCGCCATTGAGTTCGTCCCAGAAATACTGCCCTTTGAACTCAGCAGCAGGGAACGTGACAATGCCTGCAGTCGAGCCAGCGCCGCCAAACTTTACGGTTGATTCGTTGGCAAGCTTTGGACCTGTAACCGCGCCAGATGCAAGTCGTGTTGCGGCAAACGTGCCAGACGTGATCTTGTCTGCCGACAGCTCAGGAATATCCGCAGCGACCAGCGTGTCTCCTACGGTTACGTGCCCTTGTGCGTCAACAGTGACTTTGGTGTAAGTGCCAGTGTCGGTGGAGTTTGTGTGGCCGATTGCGCCATCGACGGAAACAGAAAGGCCGTTGGTTGGATAGACGCCGCCAATCGTTCCAGAAGTTGCGGGCGGTAAATCTGCAGCTGTAATGTCGCGCCCGGCGGTAACTAAACCTCGAGCGTTGTATTGAACGAGGTAGTAATCACTTGTGTTTGCAGCGACTGTGTTGTCGATCCGGAGCGTATCGCCGGTTAGTGCCAGACCGTTGCCGTTGATTTGCACAGCACCTTTGGCACCGCTGGTAGCGGTAGGAAGGTCTGCAGCTGCGATGGTTCGGTAGCTAACTGCGCCAGCCCCGCCGCTGGGACCAGCGAGAAATTGTGCGGCAGCGCCTGTGTTATCAAGCGTGGTGGTGATCGTTACTTGGTCGCCGGATGTTGTGACCGCGATATTGACAATGCCGCTGGTGTCGCCAACGACGGTGTTGATTGAGCCGGCTGCCTTGATGCTGACCCAGCTAGAACCGTTCCAGCAGTAGATCTTGCTGTCGTCAGTATCCAGTGCGATCTGACCGACAAAAGCACCGCTGCCGGGCAGCGTGGTAACTAAATCAACCGTTGATTCGTCGGCAAGCTTGGCTGCAGTTACGCCGTCGTCGGCAAGCTGCGTTGCGCCTACCGCGCCATTGACCAGAGCTGAACCAGCAATTTGCTGACTGCCGAACAGGATCTTGGCGCCAGGGATTGTGGCGTCAGCAATCAAAGTGGTGGCGTTACCGACCAGATCGGTGACGGTGATCTTCTTGGTTTCGCTGGCGCTGTTATCGACGATTGCGAGCAGGTCGCCTGCTGCTAGGTCGCCACCGGCAAGTGCGGCAAGTTCGCTGATGCGTAGGTCGGCCATGCCCCAGTGCTCGCGTGGCGGTTACAGTTACACCGAGTCTAAGTCTTACTCTGGTTCTTCCAGCATCAGGTAAGACGTGGAGTCCTGCTCTAGCTCCAGCTTGCCGGTGTCTTCCTGTAACAGGAAACGTTTTTCCTGCGTTTGAGCGCGGAGTTTAATTGGCCCTGTTGCCACAAAATCAATAGCTGCCGTAATAACGCTGTCCGGCGCAAAACTAACTGCGGCGTTGGTAACTAATGCATCAAACTCCCACCACAAGGAATCATTGATTTGCGTGGCGCCAAACGATCCAGCCTGTGCTGTTGTGTCTGCCGCTTTGATGTAAAACTTGCCGTGAAAAATTGAGCCGACTTCCGTGCGCAAGACCAGTTGCATCAGGTAGTTAACTGATTCTTCGCCTGTATTTGTAACGTAATCCCAGTGAGCGGTTAGTCTGCCGCTGCCTGTAATTAAGCTGCTGTACTGCTGGCGGTATTCGTCACCCAGTACAGATACATCAACAACTTCTCTGTTTGTGTTGAGTTCGTACTCGGTAACGTCTCCCAGGATCCGCGTGTCACGATCTCGCACCACGACACGGACTGGAATATCGCGTGCGATTGCGGCAAGAGGAACCAAGCCTGCCGTGCTGCCTTCCAAGCTGTCGGCAAATGTGCTGTAAAGCCTGATTCCGCCGAGTTCGTCAATAAAGGCGTACCAGTTGCCGCTTGGGTAAACGGTGTTATCTGGCCAGCCGGATGCAGCGACAAAATCTAAATTTGTGCCGTCTGTAGTGCTGATCTCCAGCAGATCGCCGGTCAGCAGTGAGCCCTCTTCAAAATCAAAACTGAAGCGATCACGACTAACGTTTACATCGCTTGGGTTGACGACAGATTCTTTGACGCCTTCGCCTGATTTGCGCGTCAGCTCAATCGTTCCAATTTGTCCAAGGTAGATACCCATTAGATCGTTACCGCAGTCAGCGCACCAGTGCCTTGGAAGCTAATGTCTGCGCGGCTAACTTCACCGACACTTGCGCCAAAGCTGACGCTAGTGATGTACACGTTAAGTTGTACATCGTGGTTGGTGTTGCCTTCTACAAGGCGGAGCGTTAGCGCAACCGTGTCGGATTCTGTTACACCAGCAACTCTGAGTACTTTCTTGAGTGCTGTCGCGGCGTCGTTTCTGCCGTTGCCGTCGTTGTAGTACAGCAGGCTGGCGCTGCCGTTGAATTCCTGTACGCCAGGGGTGTAGCTGCGCTGGGATTCGCCGAGCGTGGTGGTCTCCAGCATTTCAAGGCTGCCGGTCAAAGTCCAGCTGCTGACCTTGATTTGCTCGGTGCCGTCGAGTAGCAGGCGACCGTCTTTGCCGGTGTAAACCTTAGCCATCAGAGGACACCCACCAACTTCACTGTAACGCTACTGATTCCAGGGCGCACCGAAGTGATTTGCGGTGGTCCGTCGTAACGCCACTGATTACCGACGGAAGCATCAATAGCAGCGCTATTGCCGTTCCAGCCAGAACGAAATTCAGTGGGCAGCGTAAATGTCGTGAATCCGCCTTTAGTTTCGTCGTAGTGTGCAACAAAATCGTCGGCGTCTGTGTCAGGGATATTGTCGTAGCCAAGCTCCAGCGTCATGCCGGTGCGCTTGTCGCCGTACAAAATTCGGATCTCAGCGCCGTTCTGTGCTTTATATGTTTTGTACTGATAGTCGCCAGCGGAAAAACTACGGCTGGCTGGTGCGAGGGCTGGGTAAGCCATTACTCAAGTCCGTCAGAGAGCACGTCAAATTGCCCTGAAAGCGGCGTCACGTCTTGTGCAATGATACTCCGCCCTTGACTGTCAACCGGGAACTCGGTGGCTTTGATGCCCACAATCCCGTCTTGGTCAATATCCAATGCCTCAATCTGGTACACGTTTTCGTAATTTGAGCTAACAGCGCTCTTAACAGAGAAGATTGTTCCAAGCAGCGATGTGGCTTTGCCTGTTGCATCAATAACGAGATCGCCTTCCGCAATCGTTGAGCTGACCTGATCCCAGTAGAAAACGGGATACGTTCCAGTGGTTAGAGGTTCTGTGCTGACAACAATGCCGTCGGCTTTGACGATGCCATTGCTGACGGGGTTGTAGGGGCTGCTGGCTGTAGCAACTTTGATCCAGTCGCCGGGTTGCAAAGCGTTGCCGTCAGGCATTGTTTTGAAGCTGACGGAATGGGTTACGTGCTTACGCAGCGAGAGGAAATACTTTGCGATCTTGATTGCGTGACTTGTTGAAGTCACATGGGACATGTCAAATTCTTCAAAAGGCTTGTTGTTATCGCCCTTGTAGCAGACAGTTACCGTGCGCTCTTCGGGGAATTGATTTTCACGTTCCTTGCGGTACAGCACCGTAGCCTGGAACATCTTGCGTTCCTCAAGCGGCAGATACTCCAAGGCAAAACTGTCTTCAATGATGTTGCCGTCAGTGAAGATTGCCCGGATGGGGACTTTGATCGTGCCATCAATAATGTTGTTGCTGTTAATCGGCAGTGCCGGCTCGATTGAAAAGACGCCGTTTTTGGTCGCCAAGTTGCACAGCATGGATGGAGCCTTGCTGACTAGGTAAGAGCGAACGTTGGTTCCCTCAGCGATCACGTCGTCGAAGAACAGACCGTTGGCACGCAGGTACGCTCCAGTTGCTGCTAGTTGTGTGCGATCAATCAGCTCTTGCGAAATAATGCCGCCGACGCCAATGTCGCTGTTTGTCAGAAGGTAGTAAGCAAGGTCGGTAAACAAGTTGCTGGGTCCAGTGCCGCCGTCCGTTAGGCGCTCCACGTTGACGCCGTTCTTCATGTACAGATAGAGCTGATCAACGCTGTTGATGTTGAAGCCGGATTTGAGTTTTAACCCTGTTATGGCAAGGTTTTCGTATTGAGGGATGATGTTTTCTTCCAGTGATTCGTTAACGTAAACAATTTCGTGCTCGGGGCCTTCATCGCACGAGTGGGTAATTAAATCTCCGTAGTGGGATACTTCTGCAATTCCGGGGAACTCTTCAAACTTGCGCCCGATAGTTGTGGGCACCAGAATCTGCGTCTGGTTTAGGCTGTCAACGCGGAAAATGGCTTCCCATTCGACACCGGCTGCATCGTAAAAGCGACGCTTGCGGAATACATCGTTGGCTGCCCAGTTGCCGAAACCCGAAACAACGGAAACGCTTTCAACGCGCCACCACAAGTTGCGCCCATCTGTTGCTGTTGCGCGGGCTTGCTTGTAAGAACGCAGCGTTATCCTGAGCGTTATTTCTCGATCACCACTGATACCTTGCCCGGCGTCGGTGTACACAATATCGAATGTGTAGACGGCACCTTCGCCCAAGTTGTTGTAGAAGGGGTCCAGTCCTGATTTGGTTGACCAGACATTACTTTCTTTGAAGTTGTCGGCGTATGTGTTGGTTCCGTACTGCACCAGTCCTTGATAACTGACGCTGCCTGGCGCTGCTCCAGTGGCTAGGGAAACAACGTCCGTTTCGCCGTATTCACTTGGCCTGTCGATCATTTCGCTTAGCTGCCAAGTGCTACTGCTGATGATTGCTCGATACTTGGATCCAATCGTAAAGGTGCCGTAGTCAGTGCTTACGGTTGTTTCGCCGTAAGAAGAAGAGCTATCGAGTTGCCAAACTTCCTCATTTGGATCAGCTGTGTACACCAGTTCGCCGGATGTAGCCGGGCGAATCCTGAACTCGTACCGTTCGCGTTTGGCGTGGAAAATGCGCAGGAAATTGTACTGATCAACAGGTGAGCTGCCTTTAACGCAGAACTTTTTCAAGAAGACCCAATCCGCAGAGCCATCGGGGTTTTGGTGCGCTGGGCGAACGTAAAGCAGGAAGAACGATGTTCTTGCGCCGTAGGTGTTGCGGTACGACGTTGTGATTTGAGTTTTGTCGTCGTTGTATTCGATCAGGTCTTCTGGCGTTGGAATCGCATTAAAGTTGCAGATATTGTTGAAGCGCAGCCATACATTTGATTTCAGGCCGATCTCGGTTACATCGCAAGACTTGTTGTTGACAATCTCAGCCAGTTCAACTTGGCATATAGGGAAAAATGCTTCTGAAATGTCAGGTCCGATCAGGAAGGTTTCTTTTTCGACTTTGTTGATGCCAACTACGCCAATCTTGTTTTGATTCTGGCTCCAGGTTTCAATGCACTCCAGATAAACTTCGACGTGCTCTGTAATGCCAGGTTCAAAAATATCTGCGCTGCGTGATGTGACGTTAAACATGCAGCGACCGATCATGAAGTACGTTCCAACCTTGAACTGAGAGTCAAAGCGGACGTTCTCGTTATCTGTGGTACTGCGTACGTCTTCGGTGTTGATGTCTTGGTCGCCAGTGATGTCGTCACGGGACCACTTCGGGGTTGTTTGCTGTCTGCCGTAACCAACAACAATCTTGATAGTGTCGCCTTCTTCTACTGTGCGAATAGCAACGCCTTGGAAAGCAGGGTCGGCAACAGGCACTTGGAAGCCTTCATGCTCGACAACGCCAACATGGCGACCGTAATTACGCCCCACGCCGGGCATACCGCTGTTGTACGGGTCTACTAGGTCTTCGCCGCCCAGCACGGAATCCATATCGGCTTGGGCAACAATTCGGTATTGCCTTGCCGCTTCTTTTTGTGCGTCCGCAAAATCCTTACCGTCAAGGTTAGGAACGCTGATGACTTCCCAGTTCAGGCGGTAAGGCGTTCCATTTGGAATGGCGGTGTAAACGCCGAAAACTGTTTGAGATGAAGGTGTATAGCTGTGGCAAAAACCTGGACGACCACCGCCTAGACGGGTCGGGCAGAAGAAAGCCTCTTCGTCGTATCCGACGGGTGCCGGTTGTGCCAAGGCGCCGTAACGCAGATTGCGTCCGGTAAGGCGGCTGCTGCTGTTATCGTCAAAACCGCCTGTGTAATAAAACTGATAGCTTTCATCCTGCATCGCATCCAGCGTGTTGTTGCCGAGAAAAATCCCGGTAACATCGCTGCGTTCCATCGGCGCTTGGCCGGCAACCATCTGCAACTCAATAACTTGGTGATTGCCGAAACTTTTGATGCGGCTCCACACAAGTAGCGGCGAAATTAAAACACCGCCGGAGTAGTATGCCTCGCCTAAATCATCTGTAAGTAGTTCTTGTTTTGTAAAAACAATGGGTACGCGAACGCCGTATTTCGCTAGCTGTTGCTGGCTACTGAAGCCGTATGTGGGGGCATAGCTTTGAGCACCGGTGGCGTCTTCAAGTCGAGTTAGTTTCGCTTCGTCTGGGTCGTCTGCTGCGTACGATTTAGGCTTAGGCGCTAAAAAATAAGATGCTGCTGTGAAAATAGCGCCTACAACAAGACTGACAAGAATAGTGGTTACAGGTACATTTCTAATATCAGGAATATGTTCATATCCTGCGGGGCGAACGACGGCTTTACGGTGCAGTTCGCGTACAAATTGGCGGTAATCGTCTTCGCTACATTCCAAGGCAGCGATCAGCTGCTTTTCCCACGGAAGTAGTGGCAGCGGGTCGAATTGCTTTCGATAGGGGACCATGCGACCGCCTTCGATAGCTCGCTGATACGCAGGATCCCCGATTGCCATACGACGCCAAATGCCCAGCTATTTTGTGGCGCCAGAGCCACGTCACCATCGTACAGAGAATCGTGTACTCTCACACCCCACGTCAGTAACGCCCGCAAAACCATCACCTGAGAGCCGCTGTACCACTCAGAACGCAAGGGCGGACAGGGCAAACCCAACCGCGTTCTAACCTCATACACAAGATTGATGCAGTCTGTTTTGCCGCTGCTTGGGTGCGCCCCAAGCTCATACGGCATACCGAGCAGGTCAAGCATTAAAAACGCACGACTGCGGTAGTGGGAAGACTGCCGACAAGCTGCTGGGTCAAAATCTTTTTGGGCACGTCCACCCCGACAGCATCCAGAACAGATGCCAGTTCCAGCTTGACGGCTTGGTTGTCCCAGCTGGCAGAAACAATCTGGGAGATATATGTAGACAGCAACTGGTAATCCATCTTGTCGTCGGGATTCACGAGCAAAGTGCGGACCCTGCAGACCCAATAATCACGCACAGCGGTTTCGATCCAGCCGCGAGTCAGGGAATTATTGGGAAAAATCAGTGATGCTGGCTCGTTGTCTGCCGCGTTAGTGACGGTGACGCCGGTAAAACCGAAGGCCAAAAAGCCGAACGTATTCACCTCGCCAGTATCGACGTTTGTGAAGTAGGCGTCCTCACCGATGTAGAAATTTTGGAAACGGAAAATTGTGCTGCTGTCCGGCGACCGGACGTTTAAATAATGCGCCAGTGAATACGTGGTGCTCATTTGAGACCGAGGCGGTTACGGGTGGAAGCTGATTGCTGGAGCTTACGCATCGCCAGTTGCTCACCCTGTATAGCGCCTTGGGCCGCGGCTTGCTGCATACCAGCCTGGAATTGATCGGCGGTGACGTAATCAACGCTATTGATGCGCTCCACGCTGTAACGAACGTCAATCGGTGCTGCAACAGCGGTGCTACCACCTTGTGTTGTGCCCACCTCGCCGCTGCTTGGGATGACGCTGCTGCCACGGGCGCCGGAAGCGTAACGGCTCATTGCGCCACGCATTTTGCTGGCCGGGATGACGTACTCAGGCTCGCCGCCTTCACCAATTAAGCCCATGGTCGGGCTGGTTACTACGCCGCCATCTGCAAATGCCTCGAAACCACCAGGCCAATACGCGCCTTCCTTGGCTGGTTTGTAACCAAAGGCCATAGCCAGAGAAGAAATTATGCCTGTACTGTCTCCACCGCCCAGAACGCCCAAGGCTTGAGCGATGGCGTACATAATCAGCATGTTTCCAATAGTTGCCAGCAAATCAGCCCCAAGGTCTTTTAGTGCATCGCCAAAGTTTTCTGTGCCTCGAACTGCTGCGTCTAGTGCACTGCTAAATGTGCTCGCAACAGTGTTTGAAATGCCGTCAAACAATTCTTTTTCCATTTGAAGCTTGGCATTAGCAGCTTCTTGCGCTTTGGTTAGCTTGTTGATTTCTGCAATCTTGCGGCGTATTGCTTCTATGTCAGCATCGGTTAGCGTAATACCTTGCGCTTTAAGCTGATTTTCTATTTCAAGGAATTGAAGAGCTTGTTTTTTAATATCTGTATTTGCTTGGAGCCGCAAAAGCTCCATATCGAGACCGTTTACAACATCTTCAATGGCTTTTGTTCTTTCGTTGTCAATTTTGGCAAGTTCTCCAGCGACCACGGATTGAGCTGCATCAATTTCTGCTGCTGCCTTTGCTAGTAATGCTTGCCGTTCACGCGCATCAGTAACGCCATCAAGACTGCCTTGAAGCCCAGCGAGAATTTGCCCGATGCGTTCTTCGCCTTGCAAACGTACAGCTAATTGTTTGTCGCCAGCAATTTCGGCTTGCGTAATCTTGTCGCGTATTTGCTGCTGCTTTTGGATAGCATTGGTTTCAATGACAAGGCCACGCAAGCGTGCCTGCATCCGTGTTGCTTCATCTGCTGCGCTGCTGCCGCCTGCCCTACCACCGCCGGTGCGGCCAGTGCTTGTGCCTGCGCCAAGCGGAGGCAATGCGCGTTGCCCTTGCGGTGCGGTGACTTGCGGCTTGACTTGCCCTGTGCGGATGCCATAGGCTTCGATCAAGTCGCGTTCGCGTTGGGCAGCAAGTTCTTGAAACTGTCTATTGCGCTCAAATGGATCGGCTATGCGGCGAAGACTGACAATATCTTCTGCTTCTTTTTGTGCTTGATTTAATATCTGCTTGCGAGCGCCTTGATCTAGCCCAAACGACTTAGCCCTAGCGCCAGTTGCTAGCAGTTGGTTAATTGTATTGATCGCAAAAATAGCTTCATTTAATACCGCCTTAATTGCTGGTGTCAGCGCCGCGCCAATCGTTCTAGCAAGTCCTTCGATGCCATCTTGCAGAGTACTAAACCGTCCGTTTAACGTGTCGCTTTGTGCAATGGCGCCGTTAGCGTATTTGCCGCCAGCCTCTGTAAGGCTTTGAATCGCAAACTCAACCGCTTCAGCGCTGATCTTGCCCTTGCTGAGTGCATCTTGAAATTCTTCGCCGCTTAGGTTGTACTGCTTACGCAGCTCTTGCTGCAGTGCAACACCACGCTCTTGGAACTGCAATAGCTCTTCGCCTTGCAG